ACATATACCATGGCGGAGAAAGAAGCGGAATCTGTTCCGTATATTTCCATCTATGAAGGTTCATTCCTGAAGAGAAGATGGCGGTATGAAAAACAGACATTATCGTATGTATGCCCCCTAGAGGAAGCCTCCATTTTGAAGGCTCTAATGATAGGTGTGCGTTCCAAGAGTGTATCTCATGAAGCGCAGTGCATCCAGATTATTCACAGTGTAAACAGTGAGTGGTTTTGGCATGGACGGGAGAAATTCGAGAAATGGCACACTCAGTTGCTGATGTTGATCGATGAGAATGATCTAACTCCTTATGTGGAGAAGGATCTGGAATCATGGGATGAATTGATGCGTCGCTATGTGGAGAATTCTAAGGATTTCTTAGCTAATAATCCCCGACCTAACTTTATTCATTGTGAATACAAATTGGAAGGAGGTGAAGAGCAAACCACTGGCGAAGAACCAGCTGAAATTGTGTGCGGACTGTGTAATCACGACCGATGTGTACTTAAGTATCTACCGGCCGATGATGAGTTGAAGCGTCTATGTGTTTTATGCGGCTATTGCCGTTTCGATGACATAGAGGTTGACTGTATCCATTGTGGGTATGATGATGTGTGTAAACACTGTTTCATGCCTTCCGTGACCAGTCGAACGAGATATTGGTTGTCTCGAAACATAGTGATCTGTGAAGATTGCGCTTATGTTTCATTAAATCAAGAATTACAGGGAGGTCATGAACCTTTCGTGGACGTCGGTAAATGTCCAAGAAGCAAAATTCCCGTTGTACAGCAGTTACTGTCTTCTCTATTCACCTTTGATAAGAAAAGAAGAGTGGGCTGTGCAATGCCACATGGGGCCCTCGTGCCCCGCCCCCACCATAGGGCGTGCTTTGTGGAACACAATAAAGGAAACCCCGGCTTGGTCTGGGTCGACCAAGCTGGTTTTACACGACCTGCTACAACCACAAACACAGGAGGAGCTAGTACCTCGCAGGAAACTGCTCAAGCTAGTACTCGAATCGTAAATGATTCTCCGGGTACAAATAGTATCCACGAAACCACCCAATTTATGGATGAAACGAAGGGAGAGATGCTGAGTTTCGCAGCACCTTCACAAGCGCACTTCGGTGCGGATGATCAGACGATCGATATGGGAAATTTCCTTAAAAGACCAGTCTTGATCAAAACTTATGCATGGAATGAAGGCGGATTTGCTAATTCGTCTTTCGATCCTTGGACCTTGTATTTTTCCACACCCGCTATTGCGAGTAAGATTGCAAATTTTGCTTTCTTTCGTGGTCAGATGCACTTGAAAGTTGTAATCAATGCTGCACCATTTTATTATGGTGCAATGATGTTGGCTTACACCCCCTTACCGGGGAGTGCACCTCCATTATATGCGTCGAACGCAACTAGCCTGATTCCAATTTCGCAACGACCTCACATGTGGATTTATCCGCAGAATAATGCTGGGGGTGAAATGGTATTGCCATTTTTCCTCAATAAGAATTATTTAGA